CTTAAGGACGCACTAGCCCAGGGGGTTATGGACGGGGTCATTACCGGGTTTACCGAGGCATTGACCACCACCGGCATGTTTAAAGACTTGCAAGACATGTTAAGTAACTCCCTGACTAACGCCCTGCAGGAGCCACTAGACCGTATAAATGGCGAGGCGCAAACCTACGGTACTAACCAATTCGGCCCTGTCACCTCCCTGGGTATAGGCGGCGCGCCGGGAATTGAGGCCATGCCCTTGCAGGGCATGAGCACCCCTGAAACAATTAGTAAGTTCTTCGACCAGTTCATGAAGGGCGCAGAAAAGGCGGTCGACGCCCTAAAGCCAATTTTTGAGCAGCTAGGGACGTTCTTGGGCGAGGACATGCGCACGAAAGTCACGGAGCAGGTCGGGAGTGGGCTAGGGGCCGCGGTTTCGTCGGCCATGTCAGCAGCACTCTCAGGCGGTGACTGGCGCGAGGAGTTACGTAAGGGCATGTATAACGCAGTCCTGCAAGGGCTTGCAACCTCACTGACCGAGCAGCTACTTACTCGGTATGAGGGGCTATTAGACCGTATTGCGGGAGGTATTACTAGAGGCACCAGCTCGGCCATGCGGAGGGTTTTCCGTGAAACGGACCGGCTAATAGCCCAGTTAACCCAAGACCTGGGCGGAATAATGGACGAAATAGCCGCCCAGGGTGCCACCATGCGGGTATATTTCGAGAATTATGCAACAGACGGACTGACGCAGGGCATGACTGACTTTTTAGAGGGCGAGGCCGGCTGGAAGGAGTCCCTGCGCGAGTCCATACGGACTGCAACCCTTAATGGCCTCCTGGACGCAATTATTACGGAGGGCATAATTGAGAATATGTTCCAACCCATACTCAACGGCATTATAGCTGCAATACGCGACGGCAATATTGCAGGGGCGGCGGTGGGAGTGCAGGAAATAATAGCCCAAATGCCAGAGGTCGAGGCGACCCTGTCAGAGGTATTGGGGCCATTGTTCGGGGCATTTGCGCCCGAGGCATGGGGACTACCCTCCCCCGAGGACGCACAGGCACAAACCCCAACCACCACGGCCCCCCTAGACCTTGCCGGCATACAGTACCAAGACCCGGCAATTGCAAGCCAGACCGGTATGGAAGACTCCACCCAAGACTTCACGGACGCGGTTGGCGAGTTCCAGAACGCAGTCAATAGTATAGCTCCGGCTGTTGCAGAGGCTGCGGTTAGTGGTAGTACTCCCCCTCCGGTCGCACAAATGCCGGCCCAAATAGGGGGAGGGGTGGGCAAGCCTCAGCAAGGCTTTGTGCCTCCCGGCGGCGGGGCAACTGGCAGTGGCTTTGGGCCGGCTGGCTCCCCCTACGACCCTAACAACCCTATAGGCGGGTTTTATAACTCCGGCCTCTTTGGCGGGTCATACGGCCCTGGGGCGCCTATGGTACCAGCACAGGCACAAGAGGCTGAGGCCTTCGCAGACGCGGTGGCCGAGTTCCGCCGGGGCGTTAAGGAACTTAAAGCGACTCCCACGGCCCAAGCTGCGCCTACCATACCTAACAGAGGTCTAATATGAGTCGCTGGCGACTGCAGAAAATAGACACGGCCGGAACTGTACTCAATGAGTGGGTTAGTGACGCCAATGACGCTTCCCAGCTCGGGCTGGGTAGTCCCTTCCAATGGTCTACCGGCCGCCTGGGAGACCTGCGCGAGCTGACTTTTGAGGCCGACTTGGCCCAAAAACCCTTTTCCCTGGGCGAGTACGTGCGCCTTTACACGGACTTCAATGGGGACGGCACAGAAACTCTGTCATTTACAGGCTTAGTCACGGAGGTGCCCGGTAGTAATAGGGGTTATGCCGGCACCGTGAGAGTTTCGGGGCTAAGGCGGCTATTAGAGGGTATACCAGCACCTCGCAAGGAGTACCTTTGGCTAATTACCGAGCCAATTAACGACATTCTAGCCCTACTACCGCCACTAGTACCCATTGCGGTTAATGACTCGGTAGGTTGGACGCAGACGGTTGAATACTGGTACGCGGGGCATGTGTCAGCAGCCGCGGCCCTTGACGACCTGGTTGCCCTGGCCGGCGGGACGTGGTCGGTTGCGGACAACGGCCTGAATATTAGAGGTCCAGGTTATTTCGCCGACTATGTCCCCGGTGGGACTTATTACGTAGTCGCGGGGCCAGCGGTTAAAGACGAGCCATATACAGCCGTGAGGGTCAGGCTTAATGACGTAGGGGGCAAGGCATGGAGTTCACGGACGGACGCCGAGCTATACCAGACCGAGCAGCCCAAAGGGCTAGGGGCGGTACCCCAATTTGCCTTGGGCCAGAGTGTAATTACTGACCCGGTCAAACACGCGACGCAGCCTTATTACATTTCGGTCGGGGTGGGTGACGGCAAGGCGTACGAGTCACGCGTGCCCGCAAGTATAGAAGTGCGTAGGTTTAGTTCCACGGGGGTGTTAGGTACGACAACCAGCCTCACTAATGACGGGACGGCCACCGCAAGCTTTGCATTAGACGCGAACGCCGGCCTCATTTTCTCACCACCTGCGGCACTATTTAGCCCCACCTCTGCAATTGTTGGGTGTCTCTGGTACGTTGCATTTAGTTCCTCCGTGGACACAGACCTAGCCATTATGGGCGCGGGTGGGCAGAGGCTACCTGCCTCGGGCAGTCTTGGCGCTCACATACTTAGCCTGGCAGAGAGTGGCTATAGGCGCGTTGCCACTACCGCGAGTGAGTGGAATGACTTTAGCCAGAACGCGCATACCCTAACATGGGTACGGTCTACCCCCTCGGCCGCAGCTGCGGCCGGCGGTGAGGTATATACCGGCTACCGCGACTACGCGGTTATACAGGCCGCAACCGGTGCCATGTGGCAGCCTATGGTTGTATTGCGTAATGCAAGTATTCTGGCCGCGTCGGTTACTGTTTCTGTGTATATGGACTTTTTTGTAACCACACAGGCTAATATAAATTCCATAGTTACGGCCAGAGCACCTGTGCCGGTGCCCTATTCGGTAGCTACGCCTTATACAGACCCCCATAGGTGGCTAACCGTTTCAGCCCCTGGTTACCCGACATTTACCATTGACCATTGTGAGTACACAATGAGCAACGAAGAGGGAGCCATTACCCGCATGTTTGCGGCCTCGGGGGTTGACCCGTTCATTAACAGGCAGGCAACAGCCACCATTAAAGGCCAGAAGGGACGCATATGAGCTGGCGACTGTACAAGGACAACACCAATTACACAAACCTTGACCTAATAACCGACGAGTACGCAACCTACCAAAAGAGCATGAGCCTCCTAGAGCACACGGGAGGGGTCGCCCGCCTAGGCGACGGCTGGACGGAGCCGCACCCAATAACCCTAAGAATTAGGACTTCGGACGGGTTATGGCTGTGGAAGAGGCTACGCGAATATATTGCAGAGGGAGTTAGTATGGAGTTCTCGTTGCGATACCCATATAATGGCAGCTACGACCTGCCATTATTAGGCGCTACAGGCTGGTACCAGTTCTTGTACCCTAAATATGGGCAGGTAGTGTTAGAGCACTATAACCCCATAGGCATAGGGTCAATAGTGGCAGTCACCCTATACCCAATGAACGAAGAAATACTGCGCAGGGACACCGGCGGAATATTCGACCCTACAGTCTTCGTATATGCAATGCCGCCCTGGTAGGGAGAGTATATGAGAGTAAAAATAGACTCGACTGTTTACACAGTAACCCAAGAAAGCGCCGAGGCCCTGTTTACCTCTTCCTGGCCGGGCCAGTTAATGCGAGGGCCTTTTGTGTGGATTAACTCAGTCTCTGGCCCACAGACAGAGGACATGGTGGAGGTGCCCATAGAGCTAATAGTTACCATTGCCTCGGGGACAGAGTTAGACCTATATGCAAAGGTCTACGACGTATATAAGGACTTGGGCAGCTCGGCCACCGTCACAGTTACCGACGACGCCGACGCCACTCTAATAACTAGGCCACTAATTGCCAGGACTAGCTTTACTTACAGGGTCATTAGACAGGACTCGTTACAGGCCCTGGTTGCCTCTACTCTATTAGTCGGCCCTGTTACGGTGAGCTTCTAGACTAAACTAAGTCATGGACATATACAAGTCCCTCTACCTCCTACTATTAGAGCTACTAAGGACCGTGACCATTGACATAACGGCCGACCCTGACCGCCTTAAAAGAGCCGGAATAAATGAGCTTTTGGCCCTGGTCGTCCAGGTGGCAGACCGGGTTGTGGACATGGCCAATGCGCAAGAAGGCGAGGAAGAGACGGGGACCGAACTAAAGGTGCCTAGTCGGTCGCCCCAGGCCTAGAGTCGTGACTCCTGGTAAGAGGGCACCACCCAAGAAGGCCACCAAAGCCACTAAGCCAAAAGCCATTACCCTACATGCCGGGCAGCTAGAGGCTCTTGAGTCCTATAACCAACGCCGGTTTACCGTCTTGGCATGTGGTAGGCGTTGGGGGAAAACCACTTTTGGCGTCGCCCTGGCCCAGACCTTAGTGACCAAGGGCATGAGGGTAGGCTGGCTTGCGCCAAACTACAAACTCTTGTTAGAAGCCTACCAAGGTTTGGCCAGGGCCCTGCCTAGCGCGAACTCTAACGTAATGGAAAGGAGAATAGAGTTGGGTGAAGGAGTGGCCGAATTCTGGACGGCTTCGGGTAGGTATGGCAAGGACCCGGCCAGAGGTAGGGCCTATGACCTGTTAGTCGTAGACGAGGCCGCAATGGTCGAAGGGTTAATGGGCATTTGGCAGTTTGCCTTAAGGCCAACCTTGACCGACTACCAAGGGCGGGCATTGTTCATGAGTACCCCTAGGGGGTTTAATGACTTTTACACCTTGGCCCAGCTGGCATTGACCGACATGGAGTGGGGTGCTATTAGGGCGCCCACCTCTACTAACCCCCATATACCTGCGGCAGAGCTAGAAGCGGCCAAAGCCTCATTACCCGACTGGGTTTACCGACAGGAGTACTTGGCCGAATTTGTAGAGGTCTCGGACTCCAAAGTCTTTAAGGAAGTCCAGACTGCGCCGGCAGAGTCTCCGGTTAAGGGCGGCATTTACGTCATGGGCGTGGACTGGGGACGCACGACCGACGCAACAGTTGCGGTGGTAGTGCGTACTGACTGCACTCCGCATAGGGTTGTTGCTCTTAGCAGGTCAGTTGGTACTAGTTACGACCTGCAGCATGCGCGGGTAGTGGAACTATACAACTCCTACAGGCCTCGGGCCGTAGTTAGTGAAACTAACGGGCTAGGCGACCCTAACACGGAGCGGTTAGCTCGAGCAGGCTTGCCGGTGGTGCGGTTTACGACTACTAATGCCTCTAAGGCTTCAGCTATTGAAGAACTGGCCATGGCCCTAGAGTCAGGGCGACTCTTAGCCCTTAATGACCAGAACATGGTAGAGGAACTTAACTCAATGCAGGCAACAAGGTTGCCTAATGGCGGAGTTAAATATTCTGCGCCTAGTGGAGCGCACGACGACATTGTTATGGCCCTGGCTATGGCCTACTCAGCGGCCAGGCGAACTAACCAGAACGGGTTAATACATAAGCTAACAGGCGGGTAAACTAGAATAGTATTATGACTTTAGACCAGCAACTAGCCTCAAATATGTGGTGGCAGTTAAGAAAAGCAATGCAACGGGTGGAAGTGGCCCGCCTTTGGTACCTGGGCAACGGAAGGTTGCAGGACATACCCATTAGTGCCCCCAGCTCAGGCACCCTGCGAGAGGACATTGAACGCCTCTTTGCCCGGACTGCCTCAGTAGGCCGGTCAATTCTAAATACCCGCCGGGCCGGGGCCGTGAGTCAAGTTTCCTTGACCGGCTCGGCCCAGTTCGAGCGGTTGAGGTTGCCCGAGCTAGCCCGCAACCTCTACGACGACCTGTTTCTGCAAGGCCTAGCCGCAGTCACTAGCTACCGAGACCCAAATGGCCAGACTCGGCTAGGGCGCCTCGGCGGGTACCTCGAGCTAATACGCGACCCGGACAATAACGACAATGTCGTGGGCATTATGCAAATTACGCAAACTGCAGGTTTGCGCCTTGAATATGTAGTGCGCACTTTTGTGTTCGACGGCGACCGGGCCCTGTTGCGGACCTGGCCACCAACCACCATGCTAGAAACTCGGTTTGGGCGCCCCAGTAGTGAGGTCGAGGTGCCTGCGCCTAGCTGGGCCCAGCTAGGCAGTACTTGCGACGACTCTTCAGCTGGTGAGGGTAGCTCCATGCTAGGCCTTGTTCTGGGGTACGCAGCCACTACTATGCGCATTGAACGAGTGGCCGACGCCCACGCCTACCCAATACTTTGGGTACAGGGCATTATTAACCAACTCGAGGAAGTCGGGCCTAACAAGACTTTCGTATTCGACAATGAAGGCAGCTTGCATAGGTTGGACTCGGGGGACGTGGGCCAGTTGCGGGACCTGCGCAATGACCTGGACGCCATGTTAAGTAGTCAGTTCTCCCTGCCTGGACGGGTGTCGGGCGCCGAGTGGCCTAGTGGCGAGGCCCTGGCCGAGGCCAGGTTGAACTACACCTCACAGTCGCGGGTTTATGCCTCGGTACTTACTAACCTATTGTCAGAGGCCCTGACCTCCTACGCTCAAATGACTGGACTGGGTGCGCCGACCGTAGTAGTAGAACCCTATGAAGGGTATGAAATTCAAACTAAGCTCACCATGGCCCTGCAACTTTACCGGGAGGGCGTCATTCCATTAAGGCCGGTGGCAGTTCTGGCCCAACAACTCCTGCCTCAATGGTCAGACAAAGAATTGGAGGCCTTCCTCTCTAGGCGGGAAACCTCCATGACGCCAGAGGAAGCCATTAACGCCTTGGGACTGTAGTCATGGGCTTAGGGGGAGTACTCACCCGGTTAGTTAGTAACCTAGTGCGCGGGGAAGCCGCAGCCAGTGCCATTGCCAACCCTACGGAAGACGCCTTGTTAAGGGTTTTGACCATTGCAACCCTTAATGGCACCTTGGCTGGGTGGGCGGCGGCCACCAACTACCTGCAACTAGAGGCACCACCACCGGCCAGGTTGGTGGGTGCAGCCAGACAAGAGGCAGAGCGACTCTTTGCGGCTATGGCGCCTTTGTACGGTATGGAGCGGCCCGCAGTCCAAGAACGAATTAGGCAGCTAATACTTGGTGGCACTCTACAGGGCCACGACTCGGGCAGTTACGGCGCGGCGGTAGAGGCAGAGGCCGGGTGGAAAACCTGGACGCGCATAATGCCCAGGCAGACTAGTCGGGACCACGGCATGTTGAATGGCGCCTCCTTGCCTAGGGACGCACTCTTCACTCTGCCCAATGGCAAAAGGGTATTTGGGCCTCGGGACTGGGCCAGAGACCCTGACCCAGGGGAGTGGGTGAATTGTGGGCACGGGCTGGTGTACAGCCACCGAGCTACGGCAGCCCAGTTGGAGCAGGCATTGAAAATAACGCCTCGAGGTATTCCTTACCCCGAGGCAATTAGGCGCGGGCTTAGGCCCTAGTCCTGCTCAACCTCGACCATAACCGGCACCTCGGTGGTACGGGCCCTGAACTCTTCCCTGGCCGGTTGCATAGCCTCAACCCAGTCCACAGAGACAAAGTTCCGGGCCCCCACCGGAACAACGTCCTCGGTAGGGAAGCTCATAAACAACTGGCTGGCCCGTTGCCTAGAGACTCCAAGCCTCCGGGCGGCCTCGGCAAGACTTACGTAAGTCTTGCCATTTTTAGTTACCTCCGTCTTTACGTTAGGCTTACTCAAGCTCATAGGCCCAGTCTACCATGGGCACGGAAACACGCCATGCCAAGCTCTCACGTGGGCAATTTGCCGGAATAGTTCCTAGGGCAAAACTGACAACCCGGCAACTCTGGCCTATAGGACTCTCTAGGCATTGACGGCCTAAGTCCCAAAGCCTCCGCGACCAGGGCCGCGCGGTAGGCCGGACTCTTGAGCTTACAGCCTGGACAGAGTTCGGCTTTAGGTGTCAGGGCTTGTCCTGACTCCTTTGGGCCAGGGCCGGAGTCGGGCATGACTTAGCCCGCACACGACTCACAGTAACCGCCTTCTAGTTCGTCGGACGGGCCAAACCGCCAGGCCGGTAACTCGGGTTCTTCCACCGGTTCAAGTACCCATACTTCAGGAGTAGCTACAAGGTGCATTTTCGTATTCTACTACTCGGGAAATAGTCAATGGTGGAGACGGCGGGAATTGCACCCGCGTCCCAGTCGCCCATAAGGTGCGGGCCGGGCTTTGCGCCCTAGACCGGTCGAACCTAGTCGTCCCCGCAACAATTCTAAGGCCTAAACAGGCCTAATGGCCATGGCAGGCACTACAAGCCACGAGGAGAGGTACCTGTACTAGGGCGGGCCAATTACTCTGCCGACTTTTGAGAGGGGCCTCGTAGGGCATTGTGGCGGGTGGTTTTGGAGGGGTCAAGGCAAAATAAAACCGGCGCCAGAGGGAGGAAGGCCCTGGCGCCGGAGGTCTTTATATGACTTCATTAGTATAGTCGGCCTGGCTGGCGGGCTGGTGGCGTTAGCCCCTCTGAGCAAGAGCGGCGGGTGCTTGGCCCAGAAGTAGTAACATAGGCTTTGTTAACTTCCCACAAGGGCTATTGACCCGACGGGGCAGGCGCAATAGAGCTAGAATGAAAAATGCCCGGAAGCGACCGGGCACAAGGAGAACGACGTGAACCAACCAAATAGTACACTATTAGACTGGGCTTTGCAATATGCCCAAATGGGCTGGCCGGTTTTGCCGGTCAGGACTGGTAGGAACGAGAAGAACGAGAATAACAAGGCGCCGGTCACTGAACTTGTGGGCAATGGCAAGAATAATGCCACCACTGACCAGGCCACTTTAGAGAGGTGGTTTAAGGGCAAGGCCCACAACCTAGCCATTACACCACCTGAGAATGTTCTAGTTCTTGACTTCGACGAAGAGCAGGCCCGTCAAATGTTCTTTAACACCTGGCCGGAACTAGGAGAGTACCCAGCCCAGAAAACGCCGGGTGGCGTGCATGTATTCATGCGAGTGCCACTAGGTACAAGACTAACCTCTAAGGTAAAGCTAGCCAAAGGCTTAGACTTGCGCGGGCTGGGGACTACCTACCTAGTCGCCACGCCTTCCCAGTACGACGGCCAGGGCTATGAGTGGGTAGTGCCACTAGTGCCAGTTGAAGACCTGCCTATGGTGCCGGCAAGCCTCCTAGAGCATCTCCAGAAAGCCGCCGGTAACTACGGCCAAATGCTAGTGCCCATTAGTAAGGAGGAAATTGCCCGGCGTACTGCCACCCAGGTCTCAACGCCTCGACTAGAGGGCCTCTTACACAAGTTTGCCGACAATGTAGCCACCACGCCGGAAGGCGGGAGGCATGGCGCCCTAATTAACAATGGGCTCTCGGCAGCTGGCCTTATTGCACATGGCATGCCAGAGAGCCGGGTATGGGACACAATGTACCAGGCTGGGCTGGCGTGCGGGTTGCCGCAATTTGAGGCATGGAGTGCCGTGAGTTGGGCCGTGTTAAAGGGCCGCGACCGGCCCTTAAAAATAGACCCAGACCCTATGGGCTTTGACCCTGACTGGTGGAAGCCTCGACGCCAAAGACAGGCGCCAGCCGTGGTAGGCGAGGTCATAAAGTACCCCGAGCCAATTAAGCTCGGCGCCATTGGCAACACGGCACCGGAGACAGAGCCTACAGGTAAAGGCAAGGTCTCGGCCCTAAACCTCATGAAGGCCAGGGTGAGGGCTGGGGCATGGGGCCAAGTAGTCACCGACATTTATAGGAACGAGGAAGACCGCCTAATTTACCTGAGCACGGAAATGGGCGACTTCCCCATACTCTGGGAGTCACCTCTAAACGGTGCCCTAATTGCCCGGTTTGTGAGAATACTAGACCCGGCGGGCATGCAACAAAAGACGGTGGGTGAGGCAGTCACCGAGGTTGCTCGCGCACTCTTGGACATGGACGTCCCCACCTACAGGCTAAGACGGCGTATTGCGCCACTAGGCAGGGCCGTGTACCTCGACACTGCCGGTAATGGCATTGTTGAAATAACGCCAGGTGGGTGGCGTGTCATTGAGGACTGGGAACTGCCCGAGGGCGTTAAGTTTAGCCGCGACGACGTGGAGAAAATGCCGCGGCCGGAGTTTGCGGGTGGTGTCGAGGAAGCCAAGAGCACCTTTACGCGGCTATTCAAAGAGTATGTCCAGGTCGGAGAGGAGGAACAGGCGTTAATAATTTTGGCTATGTTCTCTTGGTACACGCCCGACAACCCGCAATTCTGGCTCAACTTTGTTGGGCGTAAGGGTTCAGGTAAAAGCTCGGCCGCAGAGTGGGTATTGAACTTTGTCAACCCGACCGGCCGACATACCGTCAAGGACAATGAAGACGACTTAAAGAAATACAAAGCGCAACAGTGGTGCATTCTGGTGGACAACCTAGTGCACGCAACAATGGCACTGGCTAACACCATAGACGTGGCAGCCACTGGAGGTATATATACCTACAGGGCCGCGTACTCACGAGACACAATGGTACATGCCCGCATTGACGGTGGCGGCATAGTCACCTCACTCTCGCCCATATTCTCTAAGCTCGACACCCTAGACCGCGTCTTTACTGTCGAGTTCGAGCCAAGGGCTAAGGGCAAGAAGAGGGACGACGACGAAATTAAAGCGGCTTTTAAGGAGGACTTCCCCAAAATGTGGGGGGCCTTCCTGACTCTAGTGGCAGAGGCTATGCGCCTACATGCCGAAGGTGGCTGGGTTGACAGTGGCGACCTGAAGGAGGTACGTAACACAAAGGCCGAGCGGTTCTTTAGGCTGGTATTCCCTGAGCGGGCCAGAGTGCTTGACCGGGCCATAGACGACGTGCGAGAGGGTGCAGTCCACTCGGCCAGGCAGGGTGAGACCCTGACTACCACTATTCCCCTAGTCTATGCGGCACAACTTGCCAACCCTGGCTACTTTGAGGCACCGGCTGACGAAATACTTCTAACTATAAGGAGTAGCCAGGTGTGGGGACCCTATGCCCGGACGACCCCAGAGACCGGGGCGGTGTTGGGCGCTAGGCTGCGGGAAAACGCAGACGCGTTCCTCGCAATAGGCATTAAGGTCACTGGTGGGAGAACCAAAAAGACTCGGTTCTGGCGGTTGGAGGTAGTAGACAAGGAGTTATTTGACAGTCATATGGCAAGTCTAGGTAACGCGAAGAACTACTAACGACCGGGTGACAGCAAAAAGTTTTAGGGTGACGGGCAGAATTAAAAAGGCCCGTCACCCGTCATTTAGGGAAAATGAGCTAAAAACCGGTGTTTTGTTGAACACCGCGCAAGAATTAGGGCCTTTTTGTTGGGAAATATGGCCAGGAGTGAGAGCAGGTGGCAGGTTTTAAGTAACAGAAAAAGGGTGACGGCGGGTGACGGGCAAAAAGCAAACTTTTCCTTCTACTCCCTATTACTATTCTTCTTCTTTTTTTTGAAAAGTTTAGAGAAAAGGCCGTCACCCGCCGTCACCCGTCACCACCCCCGTCCTGGACGGGCTTTAAAGGGTGACACCCCCTAAAAGCTTGCTGTCACCCGCTGTCACCCGCTGTCACCCGACCTGACAAAAAAACAGGGAAGGCCCTGTTAGGGCCTTCCTCCATTCCCTACCCAGGGCTTAGCGCCGCGCTAAGCCCTGGCCGCTACCCTCTCCGCCCAGGCCTCTTTGGTGGTACCCCCTCCTCTGGCCATACCGCACCTGGGAAGTCAATGAACTTAACGACCGGGTAAGCCGCGTAAGACTGTAGCATGCCTCTGACAAACTGTCTGGGCCCGGACGTAGTCCAGAGCCAGACGCCTAGCTCGTCATTCCAGACCAACTTCTCGCGAGTCACCTCGAGGAAGTTCTTCCAGACTTCCTTCTTGAACTCTGAGGGTGGTGCAGTCCTGACTGCCACCGTGGCCGCGTCCAGTCGCTGGACGAGTGCCACATTAACCCCCCCCTGGGTACAACAAGAACTCTTGTGTTAGTTCCATGACTAAGAATAACCCTCGCGGCCTTTACCAGTCAAGTACCCAAGGAGTTAACTGACATTAACCCTTAGAGGTATGCCTATCTTGACATTCACACTTCCACCCTGTAGAATTGACTTGTTAAGGAGGAAGACATGGAAGAACTTAATGTAACTGGTGAAGTCAAGGTTGAGAGTTCGGTTGAAGGTTTTGGAATTGGCCGGGAGGCCGCCCAGGGGGTAATGGAGGCCTACGGGCCTGACCTCGCGAGTGGGAACTTGGTCGTGCGGTTGGAGGCTGTCCTCGAGGCTGTGAGCGGCTCCGACTGGGGGTTTGCGTCCTTGTCTATGTTCCGGTGTGCGCGGCCAGTCCTTCAGGACTGGGGCATTACCTTCGACTACCAGTCAACGCCTAACGGTATGTTGGTTCTATTCAATGTGGACCCGCAGACCCTGGCCGGCCTGAAGGAGCTGGCCGAAGAAGTCGGCCCTACCTTCTTGGGCCGTGACCAAGTAATGACCGACGTCTCAATGCCTTACGGCCGTCTCTCGCGCCTTGTGGGCCTGGGCTGGGGAATTGGCCTGGCCGTCGGTACCGGCTGGGTAGGCCTGCGGGACCGGGCCCGGTTCGAGGACTACTACCACGCCCCCATTGAGGGGTACGTGGCCGACGACCGCAGCTGGAATTACGACGAGGAATAGGCTTTAAAGGAAAGGTGGCCCGGAGTGAGTCCGGGCCACTCAATAAAGGAGGCAATATGAAGAATGAAACGTCAATTAGGGTTGTGCTAGGTCGGGACACCGGCGCCGAGGTTTTCACTTTAGGCCTTTACGGCTCAAAGGGGGAATGTCAAATAGAGGCACCGGCCACCCCGGTTGGTTGCGTCCAGGCTGTAGACCAGGCTAACGACTGGCTGGCTGAAAATGTCCCGGCCAAAATTCTCACTCTCGCCCACCTGGCCGCGAACTGGACGGTGGTCGACAACCCCGCGACTCTGCCCATTGTCGAGGCCAAAGGTTACTCTCTCCGGTTTGGGGGGGTGGCCGAAGGTTCTGTTTGGTATTGGGTAACTAGTGGTAATGGGCAGACTACGCCTTACCTTATAACCCTTGCAGACCTTGACCCAGAAACGGCCTTACACCTCTACGACTTGGTGGAGGACAGTATTCCTCCGGCCTATGGTCTTAACGCCTACTGCGGCAACAAAGACCTCTATAAGGCCACTACCCGCTTAGTGCTCGACCGGCTAGCTGCCCAGGCTGGCAGTCGAGTGACTGCCGGGCGGGTGTGGTACGGGCGCCACGGTGGCTAAAAGCCAAAAGCCTGTGCCTACGGAGACCCTGCCCATTACCTTGGTCTCCGTGGGCCGTCACCTCACCCAGTTGGTTAGGGACGGGTCCAGAGGTAGGCGGGTCTTGGTCTTTGCCTCGGTGGTAGAGGCCAGAGCCGCCGCTTACCTCTTGAGTGGTAAGTGCCCGCCTGTGCTCTTGCCGGACTTGGAAGTGACCACCGCACTCCGCCACTCTGGCCGCCAGTCCCTACGGGCTTACGACCTTACCGAGTGGGCCATATTTGAGGTACCACCTCGGCCACATATTCCTTATTCGCGGGTATTCGTCGAGCCTCAAGGTCGAGGCATTACCCGCCAAGTCCCGACCATAGAGGCCGCCGTGGCCGTGGTCATGGCGCAAAGTGTTGTTATTCAGACTCATGCTGGGAAGTGGTCGGCGAGTGCAGAGGAGGTTTATGACATATTGTATAGGTGTGGTTAAGCCCACCTATTATGTAATAGAGTTAACCGAAGGCGAGGTGACGGACCGCCTCGAACTAGACACACCCGCCCACGTGCGCAGTCCAATGGCTTACCATGCCTCGACAATTGACTGGACCGGCTTGAGGGGCCATATAGCAGCAGGCATGCCGGGCGACGTTGACGGAGTCATAGAGTACCATGGCCGACTCCTGTACCTCGAGGCTAAGTCAACCTGGGGAGACCTCGGCTATTACATTACCCACCCCTCTAGGCCCCAGGCACGCGTCATGCGAGTCCAATATGGCCGCGGCGACGCGGTCTTATTAGTGGCTTTCCTGGGCCACGGGCACGAGCGGCGACTACAAAAGGCCGAACTCTATTGGCAGGGGTTTGCAGACTTGCCCGAGGCTAAAATGACCGAGGCCATGGGCTTAACCCTGTGGTCACTAGCCTCACCCGCCAAGACCTGGCCGGAACTGGCACTACTAATACGGAGGTGGGAAATTGGCAGCTAGAACGGCATGGAAAGCGAGTGAGCGGGCTTTGGCAAAACTAGTGGGTGGCAGGAGGGTACCTGTGGACGGAAGGGGCGGACAGCCAGACATTGAGCACGCAAAAATGGCGGTCGAGGTTAAGCGTCGGGCCTTGCCCCAATGGTTGACTAAGGGTATGGGGCAGGCTTTATGGGCGGCGGCGGGCACCGGGAAGACGCCGGTGGTAATTGTGCACGAACCGGGCAGCCAGTACTTGGACTCTTATGTCATTGTGCGGCTTAGGGACGCCCTGCCCTACTTTGAGGTAGGTAATGAAAATAACGGTATATGCAAAGACTACAACCCAGACGACTGACGCCACGACTGTCATGGTGGGGGAAGAATACCATGAACACGGGCGCCTTCATAGGGCTGTCCAGGTGGGCAAGAGGTACTTCTTTATGCCGGTGCCTAGTGAGAGGCCGACGGAAGTCTACTTTGACGAGCCCCCTATTGACAACGACTAATTAGACGTGTTAACATATACTCGTTGTTAAGGAGGCAGTCAATGAAAAGGTTTGCAGCAGAAGCAGTCCAGGTTGGTGCAGCGGGAATTAGGGCGGTAGACTTTGGAAGCGCGTTGTTAAAGGAGGAAGAGGTTATGTTCGACTACGGTAAATTTGAAGGGTTGCCGGAAGCAGAGTCTGACCTTGTGAGCGTGGACCTCAACCTGGTCGCGGGCACTCTGACCATTGGAGGCACCCAGGTGGAAGTCCACCCGACCTGTAACCCCGGTGACTGGCAGCTGACCGCCGGTTGGCTTGACTCCAAGTACCGGGCTTTTGTGAGTGACCAGGACGCCTTGGAATTGTTGGCCAACTGCGCCAACGCCAAGGGCAACTTGCCCGCCGGTATAGAGTTAGTAGACCCAGTAGAAGAAGGTGAGGTTTAGGCCATTCGAGGTCAGGCCCTAGGCCCGGCTCTCTTGGCAAAAGGTAGAGGTGAAATTGTGAAAATTGCAGTTACTAACGAGACCAGTCAAGCATTGCTTACACCAGGTATGTACACGGCCACTTGCGTGGGCGCCTACGCGGGCCTTCTGGCCCCTTATGGCAAGCCTGACGAGCGGCCGGTGGTTTGTGTCCAGTTCGAGTTCGTGGTTGGGAAGTCCGGTCAGACTTATGAGCTGTCCACCTTCCCCTACACCTTGTACGGGCGCTACAACCCCAAGGCCAATTTCTTCAAGGTTCTTGAGGCCTTGAACGGTGGTGGCCTGGCCGTGGGCGACACACTGGAATTGCCCGACTTAGACGAGGACAGCCTGCCTATGTTTTTCACTAAGGGCGAGCGGCCTTTGCAGGTGAGCTACATTAAAGTTAACGGGGAAGACCTCATACCAGGCAATTGTTTAATTGAGGTTGGCTACAACAAGGACAGCACCCGCAACACCGTCAAGGACACCAAGCCTCTGCCTGTGCCGTTCTAGTCCCTAGCTAAACTCTCTTAGCCCCGGCCCTAGTGGTCAGGGCCTTTTCTTGTGGCATGGCCACTATTCAGGTAGTCACTAGGTATAATACACATATGCCAGGTTTTACGGACTCTTACGAAAATACACTCTTAAACCACGTCTTTAGGAACGGGGCCTACACCCCGCCGACTACTGTGTACATTGGCGTTTTCACCGCCACCCCGACCGACTCGGCCGCAGGCACCGAGGTCTCCGGTGGTGCCTACGCCCGCCAGGCCGTAACATTTGGAGCCGCGGCCTCTGGTTCAGTCACTAACTCGGCAGTCGTGGAGTTCCCGGCCGCGACTGCAGCTTGGGGAACAGTTACCTCAATGGGTATATTCGACGCACCCACGGCGGGCGCCCTTATTGTCTACGGCAACCTTACCGCGTCAGTAACCATTGGCGTTAGTGACATTCTACGGTTTGCAGCCGGTGCCATTACTGTAAGTCTCGACTAGGCTCGACTTATGGCCTTAGTCGTTGCGCCCCTGGACGCCCCCGTGACCATGACCCCGACGACGGGGTCTACCTTCTACACCTACGACATAGAGGGCGTCCCGGCTGACACTAAGGCCATTATTGTTAGATTATACAGGGCCGGCGGAATTGGCGCCTTCCAGTTCGGCATGTTCCACCCCGACTCAACGACCCGGACGCGGTATTACTCCGGCAACTACGTGGGCCAGTGGCTGTTCATGACTGCGGCAAGTGTTACTGGCACTACTGCCTCTATAATTGTTAACCGAGCTAATACCAACTTAAACCTCTATGCCACCCATTACATTGCCGGGGACATAACCCTATTTACTCAGCCGGTATTTATGACCGTGCCCAGTGGTTACGGTTCTTTTGCAAGTTTTAGTGTAACTAGTGCCGGAGTTCCTAGTAACGCGGCCTTTGCTCTAATTACCCTTAATACCATAACTACTACCTCAATAGTCGGCCTTAGGCCCGTGGGGCAAACCTCATGGGACTCAAGGGTCCAGGTTGCTAACTCGGCCGGTAGCTTTATGGTCCCTCTGGACGGCTCCGGCAACTTCCAGTTAGTGGCACCTCAAAACGCGGTTATTGCCGTATTGGGCTACCTAATGCCCGAGCAGGGTCTTGCCTACACGCCTACCTACTTTGACACCACAACGACCGGTTGGCTTACCTCTACCTCTGGCCGGTCGTTGTGGTTGGCTTCCTCGTTTGGCGGTAGTACCACCAACTACTCAACCGGGTGGCGGCGGTCGAGTAGTGACACAGCCACGGCGCCATTTGACAGTACCGCCGTGGCCCGTGGCGGCTTCTGGCAGCACTATATGACCTCCACCGCGCATGAGGCCTACTTTGGCAATACCGCGGTTAACCTCTTCGGTTGGGGCACGTTCAACATACCCGCGGCGGGTACCGCACTAGCCGCAAGTCAGGCTGGTGGCACCGCAACTATTGCGTTACCGCCCATAGACGCGGCCGGCACCACCTCCACCCTAGCCTCCCTGGCCGGTAACGCCCTAGTCGTAATTACTGCAGAGGGTGTCTCTACCGCCACGGGTGCAAGCTCGGCTGTTGCCCTAGTTGTTAACCCCGCACAAGGCGCTATTACTGCTCAAGGCCTAGGCCAGGCCGGCGCCCTAGTCATTAACCCCGCACAAGGTGCGGCAACCACTCAAGCCCTGGCTCAAGGCATGGCCTCGGTCGTAAGTTCTACCGGCGCAACAGTCACTACCCAGGCCCTAGGTACTGCCACCGCCCTAGTTCTAACTCCGGCCCAGGGGGTGGTAGCTGCTCAAGCCCTAGCACAGGCCTCCGCCCGAGTCGTTAACCCGGCCACCGCAGCAATTGGCACATATGCCCTAGGCCAAGCTGCGCCCTCAGTCGTTAACCCGGCGGTAGGCGCCATAACTACCCAGGCCCTAGCACAGGCTGCGCCCCTAGCTATTAACCTGGGCCAGAGTGCCATTACTACTCAAGCTCTAGGCACCGCCTCGGCCACGGTTCTTAACCCTGCGACCGCAACTATTACCACTCAGGTGTTAGGTCAGGCCACGCCACTAGTCCTTAACTCGGCGGTAGGTTCGGCCACCACCCAAGCCTTGGCCCAAGGTACTGCCTCGGTGGCCGGTTCTGCGGGTGCGGCAATTACTACCTATGCCTCAAGTGCTGCAGCCGCCCTAGTTCTTAACTCTGCCCTAGGCGCCATTACCACCGCGGCCTTAGCCACTAGCTCGGCCCGAGTCCTTAACCCTGCCCAAGGTGCCATTACCACCCAGGCCCTAGCACAGGCCGGGCCATTGGCCATTAACTTGGCGGCCTCTACGGTTGTCGGCCAGGCCATTGGCCAAGCAATAGGCCTAGTCGTTAACTCGGCGGCCTCTACTATTGCAACCCATGCCTCAGCCCTAGCCGCGCCCTTGGGCAGTACTCAAGCCAGTGGCACCATTGAGGCCATAGGTACCGCCGAGGCATTAGGGACAATTGCCCGCCTAGGTACTGCGGTTAGTGCCGCCTCGGCCACTACTACCGCCCAAGCTCGGGCCATTAACTCGGCCATAGGGCAGGCTCAAGCCGCGGCTCTAGGCATTGCCTCGGCCCTAGTCATTAACCCCGTGGCCGCAACAGTCGCCACCCAGGCAAGTCTAGTCGCGACTGCCCTAGGTAGTACCGTAGCAAGTGGCACCATTACCACTCAGGCCCTGGGGGTTGCGGTGCCTGCAAGAGTTAGGGCCTCGGTCACTACGGCCCAAGCTGTAGCAGCCACCACCGCCCTAGGCCGGGCCGTCAAGGTTGCCCAAGCTCAGGCCTCAACCGCTGCCACGGCCCAAGCCCAACCTCAGGGCATGGCCGGCGCAGAGGCCGCCATAACCGCCGCCGCCTTAGTGCAAGTAGACGCGGCTCTAATTGCAGCAGGCGCCGCAGTAGTTGCCACCCAAGCCCAGGCCCAAGGAGTACCGGCCAAGACAGTAACCGCGACCGTGGACGTCATGACCGAGGCCGCCCTAGTAGGTAGCGGCTACATACCCGGTCAAGGTACCTATGCCTATATAGGCTTAGTGGCCACCCTTGCCGCAACCGCGGAGGCCCAAGAGGGGTTGAGTCTAGGCCCTGGCCGACTTACCCGGTACACTCGGGCCGGGGCCATGCCCATTAAACGGTCTGGTCTAAAACGGCCACTATAATTTATATATGGCGACCGACTTTGACCGCGCCCTAGGCTTTGTCCTCACTTGGGAGGGGGGTTACTCCGACCACCCGCAAGACCCAGGCGGAGCGACTTATAAAGGAGTTACCCAGAGAACTTACAACGGGTACCGAGCCAAATATGGCCTTGAGCCTAGGCCCGTCCAGTCCATGAGTGACTCGGAGCTACGGGCCATTTATTGGACCTACTGGCAGGACTCAGGCGCCCTAGGGGCCTCTAAAGCAGGCAGGCCGGGCCTTGCGCTCCTAATGTTCGACCACGGAGTCAATGCCGGCCCCTCTAGAGCCAAGTCTATGTATACCGGCCCGGAGCAGCGACTAGGCGAGTACACCAATAAGAGAGTTACCTACTACACCAGTTTGGCCGGTTGGGGTACCTTTGGCCGTGGGTGGGCGCGTAGGCTTGCAAGCGCTAACCTCCTGGCCTGCGAGCTAGAGGAGAACCCCCCCCATAGGGTTTACTTGGACGGCCAGGACATAACCGGCCACCGGGTAGAAGGGCCGGGCGCTATAGTCAATGCCACAAACCCCGCCAAGACCTACGTGCAGAGCAAAACCAAATAGTTAGTACAATTAGAACATGGACGTTACCTCGAGAGCTTGGGCTAGTGAGTGGTACTGGTCGGTCTTAGGGCCGGACTGGTACTCGCCGCCTGACATGTGGCTAGACCAAACCGCCATTGTGCATAATGGCGTTACCTACTACCGTCCGCACTTGGCAGCAGGGCAGAGCCTCCTTGCTAACCCCAACTGGGCGCACACTCGCTCCGTGTTGAGTGCCTCAGACTCAAGGCGCAAGCCCCGCGAGTTTTTCCAGGACATTCTCCGCGCAGGAAGGGGAATAGACGAGGCCATTGCCGAGCTAACCGGCAACATGCCACTGCACGACTACACACTAAGTTTTAGGAGTGTGTTCTAGTGCAGTTACTCGGGCACCTGGTGGGCTTCAAGGCAATATTGGGCCGTGACCAATACGGCCCAATATATGGGGCTTTGCAGTATGCCTCGGCCAGAGTGGAACAGGGCGGTAAACGCACCATTGACGCAACAGGCCGCGAGTTCTTCCCGGCATACACCTTAGTGACAATGGAGCCACTACCGCCTGAGTCCCTAGTGCAAATACTCTCCGGGCCTTACGGCAAAGACCCCAGGGAATACGTGGTCAAAGCGGTTAAGGCAGCCATGAGCCTCGACGGTTATAACCTCTACGAGGTGACTCTGTGAGCGGAATACGTGGGGACCGTGAGTTATTAAACAGACTTAGGCAACTAGGCGACCGGGCTAGGCCGGCAGTAGGGCGGGCCATTTTTGCGGAGGGCATTGCAATATTCGCCGAGTCCCAAACAGAGGTGCCGGTGGACACGGGCTTCTTGAAGTCGGGCGGGTACATTACTCCGCCGCACGACACGCCAGAAGGCCTGAACATTGAAATTGGGTACACGGCACCCTATGCCCTAGAGGTACACGAAAACCTAGGCTGGCAACACCAACCACCCACTAAGGCCCGTTACCTGGCCGACCCACTCAACCGAGCTAGGCCGGGGTTTAACTCGCGTGTTATGGCCCGCCTTAGACAGGAGTTCAGACTATGACTTTAGTAGACCACGCCCCCGCCATTGCAGACTTGGCATGGTTAGTTCTGCCTTGGTACACCGTGACTATAGGCACTACAGACGAGGGCGCACCTTACAACCTGACCATTTACGAGACCCAGGTCGTGACTCTGTCACACGAGTATGCCCAAGAGGGGTTAGTGGGTAGTGGGTACCAGGTAAGGCTAAGGGGGTTCTTGGGTAAGCCTTACGAGCTGGTTCTTGCCGCAAACGAGTTACTCGCGAACCTAATACCTACCCTGGGCAAGTTCCCTGTATATGTCGAGTCTTACCTACCCGGCCAGCTGGACTCTGAGGGCCGCCCACTAACGACCATTAACCTCTCTATATGGTCATATAGGGGGCAGTAATGGCAATAGGGACGCGGCAACAAGTACGGTTATACATAAAACGGGAGGACGCGGGCGCGGTGTCATTTACTGCGGCACACCAGGTGCCCGGCCTTATGTCGGTGGGACTGAACATTAGCAACAAAGGCCAGAAATACAAGCTCTCCAATTACCGCTTTAACCCTTACATTCCCATTAGTTCGGAATATACCCTAGACTTTACCTGCCTTCTGGTTGGCGACCAGACCGAGGTCTGGTCTCTCTTGGTAGAGCCGGAGTACCAGACCGACACCGTGGGTGCTCCTGTATTGGGTCAGAGGTACGACTTCGAGCTAGTTTATGGCGAGTTTGGTCAAGCTGACTGTGTCTCCTTCCTGGGTGTGAGTACTATTAGTACCGCCTTAGAAGTTAACGCCAGCCTGCCCGGTGTAGTGCAAATGCATATGACAATTGCAGGTGGTGGAAGCCTATGGGTGTACCGTGCTCCTACTGGCCTTCAACCCATATAGTAATATGTAACTATGGCTATTCAGACACGTGGCAAAATTGCAGTTTACGCAAAGGCCCACACGACCACCGCAGCTGCTTTTGACTCCGGCGACCGGCTGTCAGGCGTAATGGAAGTCACTACTTCGGCCACCTCGGAGTCTTTCGACTGGTCGACCTATGACCAGGCCGCAACCTTTCGCGTCGCCGACCTTAAAGACTCTCAAATTACTATGACTTTGGTTGCGGACCCGGACGACGCCTCGCAGGGCGTGTTCCGGACTGCTTACGCCTCGGTTGAACGTACCCTAGACATTCTGGTCGTACGTGGTGACGAACCCGCGGCGGCTGCCAAGAACATAGTGACCTATGGCACCTACGTCATTAGTGAGTTCAGCTATGACCAACCCTTGCCTGGCGTCGTCCAGTCTAATGTCACTTTAGACATTGCCGACGGTGCGACCTACGTAGAAGACGTAAACGCGGTGGCCTTCCCCAGTCTTTAATGACCGCCTATTCGGTCGAGAGTGAGGGTAAGCCTCGGTTTATTGCTTTAGGTGTGACATATAACGGCACTCTCCTAGAGGCCGAGGAATGTTACGCCTTAGAAACAATGGCCGGAGTCTATACCTTGCGCGACGACCGAGGCAATACCTTTAGGGCAGAGGTCTACCTTGAAGCCGGTGCACATGCCCAGGTTATTCTAGGAATAGTACAGGAGAGTTAACTATGCCATTGAAACTAAAAGGAACTAAGGCCTGGACGCCTAAAGACAGAATTGAGGTATTAGGCATTAGCACGCCGGTCATTGAGTCATTGGAAGACCTGCCCCTGGGCGTGCAGGCAGAGGCCGCCGACTTAATGGGTTCTCTTAGCTCGGGTGCTATAGGCCCGACTCAATGGGCCGTGCGCATGTGGTGTTTGGCCACCCAACTCAACCGGCAACTGAGTGAGCGCGTAACCTGGGGACAGTTAAGCCGCCAGAACCTAGACCCTGCGGACGAAACCGCCCTAATTACCGGCGCCTTAGAGGTAGTTAAGCCTCTGACCGACAAACTGGTGGCCGCGGCAAGTCAGGCCCAAGAGGTTGAGGACTCAGGCCAGGAGCAAGACCCAAAAGCGGAATAAACCAAGCCCTGGACATAGGGCGAGTCATTGCCCTATTGAGTCATTACTACTCAATAGACCCAGGGTCTGCGGCCTATATGCCGCTAGGTCAGGCAATGGCCCTAATGGAGCACGTGACCGAGCTAGAGTATAGGCGGCAATACTCCGGCCTAGTTAGTGCTTTCTCGGTGGGCAGGGTTGCCGGTGGTAAAGCCAAGCTGCCTGACTTCTTTCCCCCCTGGGCGAGTCCCAAGGGCGTGAGTAGTCAGGCAGACGAGAGTATTGTGTGGTTACTGACCAACAAACTATTAAGCCAAGACCTAATGCAGCTTATAGGCCTTGACCGCATTAGGGCCTTACTGCAATAGTCCAACGCCTAGGGCGACCGCCCAACCCATTAGGGCCAGAATGAGGTTCCACGGGTTAAGGCGGCTTTTCTCAATGCCTGAAACCGAGGTTCGGACTTCGGCCATGTCTTCGGTCAAGGAGTCTATTTTGTCGAGGTGCTTGCTAATGGCGACCAGAGTGGCTTCGAGAATAGCAACCCTCACGTAAAGAGAGTTATTCAAGTCCTCACCACCACCCTGGTCAGCCATTGTTACTTGCCCTGTCCCTTAATGAAGCTGACAGCGGTTTGGAGGGCCGAGGCCAGAAGTTCGTCAGAAATAAAAGAGGGCCAGTGGCCAAGGGCGCCGGTCACAATTTGCTTGACCATGTCGACGGCCTTGTTGAGGTCTTCGAACTCAGGGGTTTCGTCCTTGAGTTCCCCGACGAGGGCGGCCACTAGCATGAGTGCTGAGGAGACGGTTCCGAAAATGTTCATAGCTATATTATAGGTACTGGCCCAAGGTTACGGAAGTTGCAATGTATTCTAGGCTTGTAAGCGGGTAGTAAAATATAGGCATGGACAGTACCGACCAAGAGGTTACTAATACCGCAGAAGTAGAGGCCCAGGCCGTTGAGGTCGTTGAGCCTAAAGCCGTCGAGGTTACGGAGTCAAAAGCCCAAGAGTCAAAACCCACCGAGGCAAAGGGCCAAGAGTCAAAGGGACCAGAGCCTAAAGTCCAAGAGCCAAAAGCCCAAACTGCAGACGTCGAAGCCCTGCGCCAAGAGGTTGCTCGACTCAAGGCCGAAAACGCATTAAGGGCACAAGGGGTGCCCACCCACCTATTAGCCGACCTAACCCAACTCCTGGCCGACTCGGGCCAGAGCGCGGAAGAGTTCCTGACCGCAAGGCCTTGGGCCAAGGCGCCCGAGCCTGGCCACTTTGCGCCTAACCCGCCGCAGTCACCGAGCTTGACCGTTGAGGACTTGAAGCATATGACACCGGCCGAAATTAACGCGCAGTGGGAAAAGTTAGGCAAGGGGACCGGCCAAACCAAGACCCGCATTAAGGTCAAACGTTAGCCCATAATACGTGTATGTTGAATTAGTTATATGCGCGTGTACGGAATATGCTAATGTAAGTATATGTCCGTTACTAACTTCATTCCAGAACTATGGTCAGCCCGACTCGCCAGCTCCTTGGACCGCAGTTTGACCCTTGGCAACCTGGCCAACCGCAACTGGGAAGGCGAAATTGCGGGCGTGGGTTCTGTGGTGCATATTCAAATGCCGCAGGACTTGGTAGTGGCCAATTACCCGGCCTCGGGTGCCATTACCTACGCGGCCCCTACTTCGACCCAAACTGACCTAACCATTGACCAGAAGCGTTACGTTGCCTTTGCCGTCGAAGATATTGACGAAGCTCAAGCCAATGTCTCGCTTGTTGACGTCTACACTAACCGCGTAGGCGTTGCCCTGGCTGAGGACATTGACACATACCTTGCCACCCTCTACACCGAGGCCTTGGCTGCCAACTCCTTAACCGCCACCTGGTCGGCTGCCGACCCTTCCAACTATTACTCGACCATGGTTTCATTGGCCGCTGCCTTGGACGTCCAGAACGTGCCCCGTGCAGGCCGGTGGGTCGTGGTAAGTCCCTTAATTTACTCGCTCATTGTTCAAAGCCCGGTCGTGGTCGCACCTATTCCCACCCAGGCCCAGACTGTACAGGGTGGTGCCTTGGGCATGTTGGCCGGGTTTGAACTTTATATGAGCAACGCCATAGTTATTGACGGTGCCTCTACTAACGTGCACCACATTATTGCCGGTGACGCCGAAAGCTTGACCGTCGCCACCCAACTGCAAGAGGTCGAGGCCCTGCGCGACCAAGACCGGTTCCGCGACCTTTTCCGTGGCCTTCTAGTCTACGGTGCGGCGGTTCCCAACCCCGCCCGGTTGGCCACTGTCGCCATTACTGCTACCGCCTAGGTTCTCTAACTCTTGACATTGTTGGCATGCCCAGCTAATATATGGGCATGCCAACAGCATGGCACATTGTAATGAACAGGCGGTTCGAGCAGTTCGACCTGACCCTGACCTACGGGGCCGAGGCCTACCAGGCCATGGTTCCCGCCACCCCTCACGGCCTTCGGTCTCTGGTGCGCGGCTGCAATACCTGGCTGCGTATGAGGAGTTCTTACCTGACCATTACCCTGGCCGACCTTTGGGGTGCCCAGGGTTTGAAGGCCTTAGACACCGAGACCGTAGTCAACGGTGCCAAGACTTATTACAAGGGTGGCACCGTAGGTGGCCGCAACTGGTGGTGGGTGTACCACTCGGGCAAGGCCAAGTACTCCACCTATACAGACCAAAGCAACCCGCCAGTGAGGGAGGTCGTAAATGCCAACGTATAGTCCAGAGGCCAGGGCGGTGGCGGACTACCTCCGGCAACTCTTGGGGGACCCACCACCTCCTAGCCGTGACGAATTGGAGCCAGAGCCGGAAGGCTTTGTGGCCAGGGCCATTACTAAGGGCACCCACCGCGGACAGCCGGCTTACCTCATTGAGCACCCGCGAGGCATTAGCCCGGTAATAGTGGGTAACTCATTCTTTGGTGTAGAGAACATAGGCGAGCAGTACAAGAGGGCCAATACGTCAGCAGACCGCGACCAGGTAGTGCTGGGCCTGTCGCAACACTTGCCTTGGACGCCCTGGGTGTCGGACGAGGAGTACAAGAACAAGGACAAGAGGCAGAGAATGGTCGTCCAGTTCCTCGGGCTGGACTGGTACGGCAACGCGAACTTCATAAACCGCCCGAAGTCGGGCAATTGTGAGTGGGGTTTTGCCAAACTAGGTATAAAGGCATTGGAGGACGGCTGGCTTCCCGCCATGGGCCTGCACTTTGTGGGCGGGTGGCGTAGGTTAAAAGCTGCCCTGGCCGTATTGCCCACGCCAGAGGCTTTTGAGGCAGAAAATGAAGCTAACCCTTGGCCGCGCAATGCGTACCCAGAAGACCCTGTTAAGCTGTATAGTCACTTATATGGCCGGGTCAAAGCGTTGGAACCGCGGTAGAAGTAGGGGAACTACTATGACTAAACCCGACGAGCCGGAATTATACGCCTATGCCGTAAGGCTTGTCGGCAACCTGCCCGGTAAAAGCCTCAACCTCTCCGTGTGGGCCAAAGACCCCCATGGGGCAGAGTTGCGGGCCTTGGACTCGTTTAGTAAGGTTCACCAGGCCGAACTTATTGGGGTTTGGTACAGTGACGAAATGACGCCCAAGTTCTTTGGTTTAATGGTAGACGAGAACGCAGTCTATGAGGTCTTGGTGGCGTCGGTCAGGCCTAAGGGCTAAGACTCGCAACAGCAAAAAGACCCGGCCCACTAAGGCCGGGTTTCTCTATTTCACCTAATGGTTAGTCGTCGTCGAGGGTGTCGGCGGCCTTACGTAATACCGCGGCGGTATCTTCGAGTGCGCCGGCCAGAAGGAGGAGGGCCTCCGCTGGGTCTACGGCGTCGGCGAACTGGTGGGCGGTTTCAAGGAGGGCCTCGCGTAGCTCGGCCGCTACTTGCCGTTTAATGAGTCCACCCTCTTCCAAGGCGTCGGCAATACCGGCAAAGTCGGGCAGAAAGGCGGTGCCTGCACGGAAGACCAAGTCCAGAGCGCCACGAGCAGCGCCTAGAATTTGCCCAATGAGGCCGAAAATGGGTAGGTTGGGCAAGGGGAGTGTGGGCAGGTCGGGAAGAATACCACGGTTGCCGCCAAAGACTTTCTCAATGCGTCGGGTTTGAAGTGACTTAGCCATACAAATTATTATACCCGGAGCCACTCTATACAAAACCGGGGAAGGCTAGGACGGTGACTATTAGACTTTGGTCGTCCGGGTAATGGTACTCTCGCCCACTGACAGTTACTACAACCTCTAGCTCTATGTCCCCAGGTTCTACGCCGGCCAGGTCAACCAAGACTATACGTTCGTCATATGAATAGACGGTAACTGGCAGAGTTTCGACCGGCCCCAGAACGCCGCCACGCGAGAACCTGGCCGTGACTGTGCCGGTAGTCAGGTCAGTTAGTAACCCGCCGGTCAGGACCAAGGGCAGGTAGGAGCCTGACTTGGCCACAACATGCGCGTCGAGAGAGTAAGCCATATACATATTATAGAATGTAACTAATGGCAACCCTTGGCAGCATACTCGTTACGCTAGACGCCAATATAACCGGCCTTAACCGGGGCCTGACCCAGGCGGGTGCTGCCATTAGTAGGTTTGGTGCCCAAACTCGCCAAAGCCTGGCTGAAATAGACCGGGCCTTTATGTCATTAGGCAAAATGGCGGCGGGAGCAGGAGCTGCACTAGGCGGAGCTTTGCTATTTGCGGCCAACAAAGCGGCTGAGGCTGAACGTAACCTCTCGGTTCTGCAAGTGGTGGCGGCCAAGAACTCGGTGGACTTCGGCGCATTGTCCAAGGCCCTAGACGAGGTTGCGGGCCAATTCGGACTAACAGGTGGACAGGCCCAAATCGCAGCAGCCACACTAATACGGTCGGGCGCGACTCTTGAGCAAACCGCCGCCCTATTGCAGGCAGCAGGTGCGTCTGCGCTCCTGACCGGGTTTGACATACAGCAGGCCTGGACTAATGTGGCCACCGCCGTGGTCACGGGCCGGTCGGAACTCCTTGAAACTTCGGGCATTATTACCAACCTAGGGCCAGCACAGCAGGCCTACGCCCGTTCACTGGGCAAAACAGTTGAGGAACTCACCCTGCAGGAGCGCATACAGGCAGGAATAGTTCCTATTCTGGCCGAAACTAGAAGCGAGGTAGAGCTAATAGGCACTGCCACGGCCGGCTATTCCGGCCAGGTTGCAAGGCTACAGGCTAACCTCGACGAGTTAGTAATTTCTTTGGGGCAGCAGGTGCTTCCCGCCCTAACTGACGTGGTCATTAGGCTTAACGAACTAGTAACGACAATGCGAGGGCTGCCTACCGAGACTAAAGCAGCCGCCGTCAGCGTCGCGGAGGTAGGAGCCGCCGCCGGCCTTCTGGCCGGCGGACTGGTCGCGGCTAGGTCGGTGGTCGGCGTGTTTGGCGGGGCGGTTGCCGCACTGGGAAAAGGACTTTTGACCCTAGTCCGTAACCCACTAACAGCAGTCATTGCAGCCCTAGTGCAATTCGGTCGCGGGTTCATTGAGGCAAGCTCAGTCACTATTCCCTGGCTCGACATAATGGCACGGGTGGGCGACGTGGTCATTGGTACGGGCCAGGCTGTCCTGGGCCTCACCCAAACCCTAGGCGTTCTGTTACAGGCCATAGGCATGTTAGTCGGTACCGGCTTTACGGCCCTGGTCGAGTCCATACAAGCCCTGCCCCAGGGGCTAGGGGTTATTGAGACATGGGCAGCCGCCATGGCTGGCATATTTTCCAGCCTCATGGGCGGTATTAGCCAGTTTGGCACCGCATTTAAGCAGGTCATGACCGGTGACATAATTGCAGCCGGTCAGGCGGCCCAGGCAGGTGTGCGGCAAATGGGCGCCCTAATTAACGGAGGGCTGGCCGCAATAACCGAGCCAGCCAAACAGGCCACCATGCAGTTTGCTGACACGGCCATAACCACGCCCTGGTCACAGGCCTTTAATAGTCTTAACCTCAACGGCCTCAATGGGGCATTAAATGCCGCAGGCGCACAGCTTGAAACGGGCGGTGCCCGTATACGGCTAGCTTTTGACACCTCGGTCGCAAGCCCACTAACCACAAGTGCGACTAACCTAGTTACGACCACTAAGGCAAAGCTAATGGAGCTTAGGGCAGCATTTGCCCCCATTGAAGAGGGGGCCGTGCCAGCCGCAGCTAGCCTAGGCACCATGGGCCAGGCGGCGGAGGGACTTAATACCTCCCTGGCCGGGACTCCCCCAGTCGCGGGGGCGGCGGCAAATGCAATAGCCGACACAGGGGGAGCGGCGGCCTCTTCGGCCAGTGAGCTAGAGCGCCTTAACTCGGCCATTGCTGGCATGGGCCAGAACCTGCCCTCGGGCCTTTCCCAGCTGGGCAATGGACTTAAGGACATTGGCGCAGGTAGTTCTAAAACTGCCTCGGCTGTTGGTGGCCTTGCTGACAAAGCCAAGACTGGCACCAATGCCCTGGACAGCTTCGACCGGCAAATTAGTGAGGTTGGGCGCAGCTTGGCCTCTGGGCTAATTAACCCGGAGGAGGCCGACGGAATGGTTAGCAAGTTACGTGCCATGCAGGAAGAGGCAGGAGGAATAAAGAAGAAGGAAGACGAGACCAATAAGGCATTGGGCGAACAGAAGGACCTAAGAGACGACCAGACGGAGGCTGCGGGCGGGCTGGCCGACGGACAGGAAAAGACGCAACAGCTGCAGAGCGACATTAACGGCGCAGTGGCCGAACAGGGGGAGCTATACGGAGAGGTCGCGGCAGCCGCGGGAGAACAGACTAAGGAGCTGTCAGAGGGTGAGCGGTACTTGCAAGGGCAGCTTAAGAAAGTGGAAGAAATGCGAGCGGCTGAAAAGGCCCGCGCAGCTGCAGAACGTGCCCGTGCAGCCGAGGCCCGCAGAGCCGACCAGGCCGCCATGGGTGGTGGTGGTGGTGGTGGTGGTGGTAGGCGGCCAGAACCACAAACCGCCCCGCGCCCTACTATTGTTGCGGAGGAGTACGGGGTGGAACTGCAGGCCGGTATAGACTCGGCCGCCAAAGCAGGTTTAACCGCAGGGCTGACAGCCGCGAGTAAGGGCCAAGACTGGCGCGTGGTCCTTAAGGACGCACTAGCCCAGGGGGTTATGGACGGGGTCATTACCGGGTTTACCGAGGCATTGACCACCACCGGCATGTTTAAAGACTTGCAAGACATG